ATTGTGTAAATTTCTGGTTTAAATGTGTTGGAATTCTGTGGTATTAATAAATCTTTACCTCTATTTGTGTCAACGTTGTCTAAATCCTTATTTGCAATGTCACTTACATTTTGCACACCATAGTCCGCCTTGGTAAACGTTTGTGGACCATTTGGTTTGTTTAACGTTTTACCTAGTATTTTATCTCTAAAATTTTTGGTTGAATCAAAGTCTAAGTAACTTGGCATTATTCTGTTTTAATATAAATAGATATAAACTAATTTATCTTCCTTTAGCAACTGGAGGTGTTGTGTAATCTGAATCCGCTCTTGAACCCCAACTTGCAAATAAACTTTGGTCTTTTACAATTTCTCTTTGAAGTGCATCCATAACTGCAGGAACTTGAACTTCATGTTTAACACTCATATTCACATTTTGTGTTCCTTTATTTGTGTCCGCAACTTTTTTCTCGACCTCATTTTTATCTTGGTCTGCGGTCATTACTTCATTTGATTTTGGTGCGTTTACTTTTGCCGTTTGGGCTTTTTTATCAGCATCTTTTTTTGCGTCCGCCTCTAATTTAGATAAAATTTTATTTACAGAAGCTTCACTACCACCTGTCATTACTCTTACTGTATCCGCAGCCGCCTTAAATGACACACCAGCACCTTCAGCAACCGCTTTAATTAATTCTTCACCCCTAAGTCTTGTTGATGCAACTAAAAAGGTTAAATCTCTTCTAATATTTTCAACGTCTGTCGCTTGTTTTCTAACAATATCTTCTGGCGATAATTTCTCAAATTCTTTTTTAAATTCCAATAATTTACTAGCTTGTGTATCTGTTAAAGATTCTAATGCTACGGTTGTACCACCAAAATAATCTTTTAATTCTTTAGATTGTAATGAAACGGTCATTTTACCGTCTTGCATCTGTGCAATGTTTGTTAAAAATTCTTTGTCCTCCGCTTTAATACTTAGACCAGATAACGATTCACCCGCTGTTAACCTTTCTTGAGCGGCAACTGCCGCGTTAGTTAACTCTTTATAATCAACACCTAACGCCTGTGCCATTTCTCTTGCCTTTCTTAGGTTAAGTCCCGTTACCTCAAATCTTCCTTGTTCTTGGTTATATGTTGCCAATGAACTCGCAGCACCAATTAATGCATCTTGTAAACCTTCCACATTATTTGTGGCCATATACATTAGTTTAAGTGGGTCGTTAAAATCTCCTATTGCTCCACCTAACACTTGTAAATTTGCGGCCAAATCAATGGCCTTTTCAGGTGTAAACACATTGTCCGCCAATTTAGAAACTTCAGCAATACTAATTCTAAATTCGGTTGCTTTTTGAACCATTCTTTCAAGACCCTGAACTCCGTTTTGAAAACCATACGAATTTAATAACCCAATATTTTGACCTAATTCTTTTGTAATTTTTTGTGAACTTAAACCAAGATTTATTGATCTTGCACCAGCCTCTGAAACTGCTTTCACAACACCAGTTGCACCAATACCAACCCTTTCAAATCCGGGTATCATCTCAACAACCTCAGCAATACTTCCAACGTAAGCCTTAGCCGCTAAACCCATAGACTCAAATTGTTCTTTATTAATTAAATTAAATTTACCCAATTGTTGTACTAATGACACTGCAGCATTTGCCAATTCAGAATATTCAATTCCTAATCTTGCTAATGCGGGATATGCTGCAGATATTTCTTCTCTATAATTTTTTGATAATTTACCTGTTAATCCTGTTTTAGTGTTAATGTCTGTTAACAATACAGCTTGGTTACTTAATTCTTGTTTTCCTTGTGTTCCTGCTTCCTCAAGAATATTTGAAAATATTTTACCTGATTCTAATAAATTACCTTTTGTATCAAACGCCAAACTAAACACTTTTTCGGCGTTTACAACACTTTTACTATCAGCATATGAACCACCAGCCTCTTGTGTTTGTATGATACCTAAAGTTCCTTTAGCGAATTTTCCCGCAGTTGATGATGGTTTATCTCCTTTAGCTTCAATGTCGGATAAACTTAAACTTTTATAAAGTTTATATGCGTTTACCGTGGCGGTAGGATTTTCACCCTTTGGGTCGTAAAGTTTACTAAACTTATCTAAACTTTCGTCAGCCGCCCTTTTTAATTCTTTGTCTGTTGGCATACATATAAATAGATTAGTTAGAGTTTTCTAATTCCATCATGAATGAAATAAAATATTTTCTAACATAGACTGGCATTGACATAATATCCCCATATGAAAACCCTCTTTTCACTAAAAATAGTATCTCCGTTAATTGATTGCGCTTATAATCCGTAGAAAGGGCGAAAAAACTCTACCCCAAACCCAATTTCAAATTGGATTTCTTCTCCTGAAGGGGTCGTTGTTTTTTTGTTTAAATTAATTCCAGGTTTTTTATCGTTGATAAATTTCCTGAAACTTTGGGAATCTTTTATTGGTAAATTTTCAATTAGGTTTCTGATATTCATAATATCTCTGTTACCCTTAATTGATTTAATCATGAATTCAAGTTGTTTTGTAATAATTGGTGCAACACCGTTACCGTTCCAACTCTTTTGAATTTCTTTTATCTCTAATTCTTGTTTCTGTGTTAAAAATTTAAAAGTAATATCGATTTTACTTTTCTCCATAAAATACGAATATTCCCCATTTGCATCAGGAACCAAATCAAATGGTTTGAAATCCAACGAACTTAAATCAACCTCAATATCAAATGTCTTATCTGTTTTTGGGTCGTTTAATGTTAATTTATATTCCGTACCAAATGCGGTGTTTCTTAAAAATATTAAAATCGCTTGTTTATCCTCTTCAATTAAATCATCTACATTCATATCTCTGTCCAAAACTTTTCTTTTTAAAAGTTCTGTAACAATTTGATTTGTCTGTATTAAATTTGGTGCCGCCAATATGTTTTCATCCGCAGCAGTTAAATAAGAAATTTTGAGTGATTTCTTGTTGTTGGCGTAGTAAATCCCTCGACTAGGTAATTCTACAACGTCATATGCGATTGTTGGGTCAATTTTATATTCTTCCATAATATAAGTTTATACTATAATTACAAGAAAGTAAAGTTTATAAATAAAAAAACCGATATCCCATTTCTGAGTTATCGGTCTTATGTATGAAAAAAATGTAATATTAATAAACTTGAATACATCTATCCATTCTTAAAGAAGCTTGGATAGTTGCAATATCGTCTCTTGAGTAGTCCAAATCTCCAAAGTTCAATCCTGTTAAGAAAGTACCTTGTAAAATCCATTTTTCAACCACAACACCTGTTGGGTCTAACATCTCAAGTTCAATGTCTTTTTTATAACCAGCAGCATATCCCATACGACCTGTAACTGATTCAGCATGTAAACGGAACCATTCCATTAACGCTTGTGATGCAGAAGGACCGATTGGGTCTTTAAACGTTACAGACATTTCCTCCCACTCAAATCTACCCGCCACGTATGTTGAAGTATTCAAGAATGGTATCTCTACTGATTTTATTTTTGCTTTTGGTCTAGATGTTGAGAACACATACCATTCATTAATTCCCAATGAAGATGGAAATCTTAAGATAAATCGGTTTGTTCTTTTCGGTTCATATGGAACCGGCATTTTCATTAGTAAATCTGCCATTTTGTATTTGTTAAATTTTTTGTTATTTTATACTTACTTATAAATATATCTATATTGGAAAATAATTTATTTTTACTATTTTTATTAAAGTACTTGATAATGTCAATTATTTTTCGTAGTTTTTTACAGGCTCCAGTATCTAGTTCCAGTATAAACTCTTATATTTCTTTATTAAATATAAATACTTAAATAACTAGTTCTAGAATATACTAGTATATACTGGGCCGAGTATACATCTATTTTTCTCGTAAAACGTTCCACGTGGAGCATTCCACAAACAAAAAAGGAGGTCTTTCGACCCCCTTCTTATTTATATCTCCTTTTAGATTAGATATTTTCAAATGAAGCTCCTGTTGGAGTAATAATGAATTCTAAATCAATAAATTCAAGAGAACGAGTTGGTTTGATATAAATCTTACCTCTCAATGTGTTAGCATCAATATCTTCAGGAGA